GAAAGCAAGCCTATGAGGACGCCAAGAAACAGGCGGACGCGGCGGGCCTTTGCGTTGCGGACGTTGTAAAGGTCCTTGCCTTTGATGAGGCGGCCTTGACCGTCGATGTTCAGCCGATCACCCGTTATCCCGACGAAGACACATTCCAGACCAAGCCGCCGGTCCTGGCCGTCCCCGTGGCTACCATCTACGGGGGCGGCTTTGTCATCCGTCCTGTCTACAAGGCCGGGGACATCGGCGTGGTGGTCTACCTGGACCGGGACAGTGACGCCGTTATCGCTGGAGGTGCGGAGGCAGACCCCAACACCGAGCGCCTGCACAGCGGGGATGATGCTGTCTTTGTGGGCGGCATCCGCACCGGCGGCAGCTCCATATCCGGCCTCCCCGCCGGGTCCCTGAGCCTGGGGACATCCGACGGCGGCGTGTACCTGTCCATCTCGCCAAGCGGCATCGACATCAAGGGGAATGTGACCATCACCGGGGACCTGACCGTTACTGGCGGCGTGGTCAACCTGAACTGAGGGAGGTATGCGCTATGCCTGGAGCTGCACGGCAAGGGGACGCCATACAAGGCACCACAGCGGGGGAGCACAACGGACACGCCACCCCGCACGGTCCCCTCCCTATCACGGGAACGATCTCCGGTGGGTGCTCCGGGGACGTTTTCATCAACGGGCGACCGGCGGCCTATGTCGGAAGCACCACAACCGAAAATGACGCCTGCTGCGGGAGCAGCCAAGGGAGCATCGCCCAGGGCAGCAGCAGCGTCTTCATCAACGGAAAACCCGCCGCCCGTATCGGGGACACCCTGGCCGCCCACAATGGCACCGGGGCCGTCTCTGATGGCAGCGGGGACGTTCTGATCGGAGGGTGAGATATGCAAGATAACTGGACCCTTAAAATTGACCCCGAAAGCAGAGACCTCATCCTCGATGACGCCGGAGCGCTGGAGACCATATCGGGCGATGAAACCACCGCCCAGGCCGTCCGGCTGACGCTGGAGGTCTACCGAGGGGAGTTCCCCTTTGACCCCACCCACGGCACGGAGTATGAGCGCATCATGGGCAAGAAGCGGAGCGAGCTGGAGGATGACGAAATCCCGGAGGTAATTCGGGACGCCGTCTTCCAGGAGCCACAGGTTGCCGAAGTGAGCGCCGTGGACTATGAGCTTGTGGGCCGGGGCCTGGAGGTCTCTGTGACTGGCCGCCTCCAGAGCGGCAATACCATCACTACGGAGGTGAGCACAGCATGAGCAATCAAGAATGGGGCGTGACCGAGCGCGGCTTCCACCGGCCTACTTACGTAGAGCTTCTGGACGCCATCGAGTACAAGGCGCGGGAGCTGTTCGGGAGCAAGGCCAACCTGACCGTCCGGTCCCCCCTGGGCATCTTCCTACGGATTTTCGCATGGATGCTGAACATCCTGTTCAGCCTCATGGAAGATGTCTACAATAGCCGTTTCGTTGATACGGCGGTAGGGACCAGCCTCTACAACCTGGGGAAAGCTATCGGCTTGTCCCTGCTTCCCGCGCAAAAGGCGTCCGGCTACGTCGAGTTCACCGGCGCCGCCGGTACTCCTATCCCCGTGGGCTTCCTGGTCCGCACCGTGGCCGGATTGCAGTATGCAGTCCTGGCCGCCGGCCGCATCGACGATACCGGGAAAGTCACGTTGCCGGTCCAGGCCGTTGAGACCGGAGCGGACTACAACGTGGCCGCCGAGACGGTCAAGGAAATCACAAACCCCATGGACGGCGTGAGCGCCTGCACGAACCCGGCAGCCATCGACGGCGGGCGGGGCCGGGAAACCGATGAAGAGTTCCGGGACCGCTATTATCAGTCCGTGGACTATGCGGGCGGCGTCAACGCGGACGCCATCGCCGGTGAAATCATGCAGAACGTGGACGCGGTTTACTCCGCGATCTGCTACGAGAACGACACCGACGAAACCGACGCCCTGGGCCTCCCCCCGCACAGCATTGAGGCCATCGTCTACGGCGGCCTGGACGCCGACATCGCGCAGGCCATCTTCCGGCGCAAGGCGGCGGGCATCCAGACCTCCGGCAGCTCTTCTATCGCCGTCATCGCCAAGAGCGGACAGAGCATCAATATCAAGTTTTCCAGGCCGACCACCGTTGCCGTGTATATTCAAATCAAGAACCTGGAGACCAACAGCGACTTTCCGGGCGATGGGCAGGACCGCATCAAGGAGGCCCTGGTGGAGTACATCGGCGGCGATGTGAGGGGCGGCCTGACTATCGGCTCGGACGTTCTCTATATGGCCTTGCCCGGTGTCATCCTGTCTGTCCCCGGTGTGGTGGACTTCGACCTGGGCATCAGCGAGACCGCCAGTGACTACGGGGAAGAGAACATCGTCATTGACACCAGGGAAAAGGCCGTGACCTCGACCGACAAAATCACCATTGCGGAGGTGAGCTGATGAGCTACGGCTACCTGTCTCAAATGCTGGAGTATCTGACCGGGGCTTATGCCCGGTCGGACATCCGCAACAGCCGACACAGCCTCCCCATGGAGACGAACATCGGGCGCTTATTCGGGACCCTTGCCTGGGGCCTTGAAATCATCCACGAGAACGCGGACCGGCTCAAGCTATGGGATGACATAGACAATGCCAGAGGGTCCGTCCTGGACCGCTACGGGGCCAATTTCGGCGTCGCTCGCGGTGGAGCGGACGATACCTTTTACCGCCTGCTCATCAAAATCAAGATGATTGCGCTGCTTTCCGGCGGTGACATCGACACCATCATCTCCGCTGCGGCCTCGCTCTTCAACGTGGACGTATCGGAGATAGAGGTCCGAGAGCTGTTTCCGGCGAAAATCTGGATTTATGTCGATGAAGCTGTCCTGGACTATGAGCGCCTGGAGGCCGCGCCCCTGATAGCGGAGCTGATGAAGCGCATCGCGGCGGCAGGCGTCGGGACCCGTGTTTTCCTGCGGACCTACCACACAGCACGGTCCCGGAGCTATTACGCGGTCCCGGCGCTGATCTACAACGAGATTGAGGCGAAACCCCGAACAACCCCATTCCGCACGGCAACCTCCCGCAGCTATGTGGGCCTGGCCGTGTGGGAGGACGTGTCGATAACTGCATCTATGAAAGCGAGGTAATACCATGCCAAACAGAGAAATCCTGGCCTCTCCTGACATCGCGGAGAGCGAAGAGGGCGCGGTGCTGCTCAACAGCGGCTACACCGCCCTGGGCAAAGTCATGGCCGGGAGCGGCGGCATCCAGTTCACAAAAGCGGAGCTGGACAGCGGCGATCTCCCGGAGGGAACGGCGGTTGAGGACCTGACCGCCCCGGTTGAATATGCCGGAGACGCCATGATTGCCAAGTGCGAGAACACCGGCACCGGCGAGGCTACGGTGGTGGTCCAGGCTACCAGCGTGGGCGTCGAGACCGGCTTCTACGTCAAAGGCGTCATGCTCTACATCAAGGACCCGGAGGGCGATGGAGACGTTGCCTATTCCTATCTTCCCCTCCAGAGCAAGCCGGAGTGGATGAGGCCCCAGGGCAGCCCGGTAAACAAGATGGTGACTTTCAACATCATCAACATTGTGGGCGCGGCGGCGAGCGTTTCGGCCATCATTGACCCGGACGCCCTGGCCCGCGTGGTGGACCTGGAAAAATATGCGCTCCTGGGCCACAGTCATGAAATCAGCGACATTTCCGGCCTCTCCAACACCCTGAGCGACCATGAGGCCGCAATCGACCTGCTCAACGATCTGGTGTCCGGCGATATGCCCGGAGGCATCAACAAGACCGCCGACTTTGCCACCCTCGCCGGTATCACCATGCGCGATGGAGTTTGGAGCCAGACCGGACGCTCCATTACAGCATGACGGGGCTACTTTGCAGCCCCGAAGAGGCGAGCTGTCTTATTCCGAACCTTATCGCAGAGCTGGAGACCCCTTGCCCCTGCGAGGGCCTGGAGGGGCTTGTGCTCTGCGGTTTGGGATATAAAGGCCAGAGGGTCACTATCCGCGTCCGGCCCGGCGTCCTCGAAGTGGACGGCGTACCGGCTGATGAGCTGGAGGCCCTGCGTGAAAGGAGGTGTCCTGTTTGCAGAACCGGCACGGTGAACTCACCATCATCTGCAAGGCAAAAGACCTGGTAAACCATACCTTGCAGCTCACGAACAACACTAAGCTGTTCCCTAAAAAGGTGCGCTTCACCCTCTGCCAGAGAATGCAGAACCTCTCAATCCAAATCCTGCATGACATCATAGCGGCCAACGAGATATACCCTCGGACCGTCGCTGAGATGAACACGCGCCTTGACCTCCAGAAAGAGGTCTTGACCAACTGCAAGGTCTTCCTGAACTTCCTGGATATAGCTCTGGAACAGGGGTATATCGACATCAGGCGGTGTGAGTATTGGACGGGCCTCACCACCGACGTAAAGAACCTTGCCGCGTCGTGGCGCAAAAAGGACGCCGAGCGCTTCCGGCAGCAAGTTCAGACCGGCGGCGCACGGCGATGATTTGAGAGGCCACGGGTGCGTCCTGTACGTGCATCCCCCTGGGTGTGCCTTGTCCGCTCCCCGTATTCGTCGAACGCGAACAACGTGCGCTACGTGAACTCGGACGGGAGCCTCAACAACAACAACGCGTACAACGGCAACAGGGGTGTGCGCCCGGCTTCGGTGGAATACCGTGACCGAGTAACCCGAAAGGGAGAAAGCAGAAGCCCACCATCAAAGGAGGACGTATCCGGTCCCGGCCTGACAGGGCGGGGATAAACACATAGCGCCGACGCGCTGAGGCTCGCCCATTGGAGCTTCGGCGCTACCAGCGGCGCAAGGAGCCTATTATGGAACAGAATTTTGAAGTCGTTTATGACTTCGCTAATCTCTATGCGGCGTATCGGGCGACCAGAAAAGGTAAGCGATGGAAAGACGCCGTTGCCAAAGTGGAGCTGAACACTCTGGAGGCGATCACCGTCCTGCAAGCTGAGCTGCGGGACGGTCTCTACAAGCCCGGAAATTACCATGAGTTCTACGTCTTTGAGCCAAAGCGACGTCTCATCCAGACGAACAGCGTCAAGGACAAAATCGTGCAACACGCCTTTTGTGACAACATCCTTTACCCCGTCCTGAGCCGCCCCTTTATCCTGGATAACTACGGGAGCCAAGTCGGAAAGGGGACCCACTTCGGCCTCGACCGCCTCCGTGACTTCATGCGGGAGTATTACCGGAAGCACGGGAGCGCCGACGGCTGGGTCCTGAAAGCGGATGTCCGGCACTACTTCGCCAGCATCCGGCACGACATTCTCAAGCGAGATGTCAATAAGCTGCTCACGGACCCACGGAGCCGGGCCTTGTCCGACGCTATCATAGATAGCACCCCTGATAATGTCGGCATCCCCATAGGCAATCAATCGTCCCAGGTGTACGCCCTATTGTATCTGAATGAACTCGACCACTACGTCAAAGAAGTCCTCCGAATGCGGTACTATGGCCGCTACATGGATGATTTTTATATCATCTGCGAGAGTAAGGAGGCGCTTCGTGAAGCGTGGAGGAAAGTCGAGCAGCTCTTGACCCCAAGGGGCCTTGAGCTAAACCAGAAGACACAGATCTTCCCCTTGCGGAACGGCCTGGACTTTTTGGGCTTCCACACATACCTGACCGACACCGGAAAGGTAATACGGAAAGTTAGGCGTTCCAGCAAAGACCGTATGAGGCGCAAGCTGCGGAAATACGCGGTGATGTATGAAAACGGCGCTATGACCCGGAAGCAGATTGAAGAGAGCTACCAGAGCTGGAGGTCTCATGCTTCCCACGGCCAATGCCGGGAACTCATCACCAAGTACGACGCGGTTTGCGCCTCCATCTTTGAAAGGAGTGTAAAGTCAAACCATGCCGCAGAAAATCAGCGCCCTACCCGTAAAGGCGAAAGTGCGGGACACAAAGACTAAGTATTACGGCGTCCCCATCGGCTGGGTCATCGGTGACAAAAGCCATTCCGGCTACCCCGCCAATAGCACAACCCTTGTTGCTGAGAACATTATCAAAATCTGCTGCTTCGACGCCATGGAGAGCGACGGCAACTTGGACCGGGAGAGATACGGCAACAACCGCTATTCCCTGGCTAACATCCGCCAGTGGCTCAATAAGAGCGGGACCGGCTGGTATCAGGCCCAGCACAGCTATGACCGGCCCCCGTCCAATTCTTACGTCTGGAGCGGCTACAACGAGTACGACGCACAATCCGGCTTCCTGACCGGCTTCGGCGCGGAGATGCTGGCCGCCCTGCTCACCACCACCCTGACCGTCGCAAAGCCCGGCACGGACGGCGGCGGGTCCGAGACTGTCCAGGACAAGATTTTCTTGCTTTCCATGGCAGAGGTCGGCCTCGGCTCGGAGAACGGCGTCGCAGAGGGCACGAAGCTGGCTATGTTCAGCGACAGCGCAAGCCGCCTGTGCAAGCCTACCGCCCAGGCCGTGAGCAACAGCGAGTACACCGCCGGTGACTTGAGCGCGTCGCAGAATTGGTGGTGGTGGCTCCGCTCCCCGTATTCGTCGTACGCGCACGTCGTGCGCTGCGTGTACTCGGACGGGAGCCTCAGCAGCTACGGCGCGTACTACGGCGACAGGGGTGTGCGCCCGGCTTTGAATCTGTCATCTGACATCTTGGTATCTGATGCACCGGACAGCGAGGGGTACTACACCATCATCTGGAATAATGCCCCCACCACGCCCCCGTCCATCACCGTGCCAGAGGACGTGCGGAGCGGTAAAGGTCTCACCGTCTCTTGGGCGGCGTCGGTGGACCCGGACACCGACGCCGTGAGCTATGAGCTGGAGCGGAAGTACAACAACGGTGGGTGGTCCAAAATCTATGACGGAGCCGCGACGCAGTTCAGCGACACGATCACCACGGCGATGAACACGGTAGCATACCGGGTCCGCGCCAAGGACAGCAAGAACGCTTATAGCGCATACACCACCAGCCCTACCCGGACCGTCACCCACAACGTAGACCCGACGGTGAGCGGCAGCGATCAGCAGCTCGGCGTGGTGACTACGCCGCCCTCGTTCCAGTACACGGTCAACGACGGGGACGCCGGAGACACGCTCACCATCGTAGAGAGCCTGGACGGTGTGGCCCTTAAAACTATCACCCCGGCAGAGCGGAACCATCAGTACACCTTTGCGCTCGCGGCGGCACAGTTCGCCGCCCTCACCGGACCGCACACCATGACTATCAAGGTCTCGGACAGCGCCGGGAACAGCGTCACCCGTACCATCACCTTTACCCGGTCCGTCTCCATCATCGACTTTGACTGGAAAGTGGATGACACCAGCGCCGCCGCGCAGAAAATCCTTGTCTCCATGCGGTACAACGCCCATGAGGACGGCGTGACAATCCAGGTCTGCAACAACTACAACGACGAAGAGCCGACCTGGGAGACTGCCCAGCTCGGCCTCAAGCACATTTTCAGCAATTCCGCGAAGACTGCGGATAGCTTTGCTGTGGGCGTCCGCGTCCAGATCACCAAGGCCGGAGGGTATGAAAGCATCGCCTGCTACTCTCTGTCCGCAAGCTACATCTAAGGGGGAATGACTATGAGAAGTCTTGACGAAGCCCGCGCCTACCAGAAGCAGGAAAAGAGCGTGGACACCTATGAGCTGTGGGCGGCCATCCTTGCCACCCATGACGCTCTGGTGGAGATGGGCGGCCCCGGCCTCCCGGAACTTCATGTGAACCGGGCGCGGGCGAACCTCATCCGCGCCGGACAGGTCGAGAGCGGAGACTACACCGACGCCGATCTAAAATCCATCGCGGCGGCAGATGGGGCCCGTATCTGGAGCGCCACCATGGGGACCATTTTCAAGGATGAACCTATCGTGGGGCCGGACGGCGAACTTTACATCTGCACCACGCAGCACCAGGCGCAGGCGAATTGGGCGCCTGGTAGCGAGGGCGGACGGACGTTGTTCCGTCCGCTCCGCAGCGAGCCGGAGGAACCTGGAGAGTACCTGGAGTTCATTTGGGGCGAGCACGTCCCCTATGGTGCGGTACGCCGGGACCCCGTGGACCAGCAGCTCTACACCCCCATCAAGGAGGCGGGCGTCACGCTCTATGAGCCGCACTACCCCCACCTGGTCCCCTCTGAGTACAAGCTCTACGAAGAGGTAGAGCCGGAACCCGAACCGTGGCCGGAGCCGGGGGATGTCCCGGATTGGGATGAACTGGAGGCCAATCACACGTTCCAGGTAGGCGACCATTTCACCCACGACGGCACGGAGTATGAGGTCCTGCGCGTCTTCACCAAGCAGGATGGTTGGGCGCCCCCGGCGCTCCTGGACGACTACTACAAGGTCGTGACGGAGTAAAGGGGTGAGACCAATGGAAGTAAACGTCAGCCTGGGCCAGATGGCGCTTGCCTTTGTCGCGGCTATGGGTATTCCGAGCGCGATCATGGGCCTTATCATCTGGCGGCTGGAGCGCCGCATCGACAAGCGGGAAAAGGAACAGGCGGCCCAGGAACAGGGCCAAAAGGACCTCTTCGTCCTGATTGTCC